GAATAGGATCATCTCGAGGTTTCTTTCGGGTGCACCTGATGCGAGCACCACATCAGGTTCGGTTGGTGTAGGCGGCAGCTGTTCAGGTGCTTTGTGCGCGTGCCCTGCCAACCGCAACCGTTTTCAGCAGTAATGAGACCATTCCTCATCCTCGATGCTTAAATCGCGGTCGAATGCTTTCGTCTTGATCTCATGCATCTTCTCGAGCCATCCATCATTGCGGAGGATCTTGAACACAAGGTTCTCTGTGCTGAACTCCCCTTTACTAGACAGACCAGCCTGTCGCATCTTGCGGATTTTTTCCATCAACTTCTCAACAGCCTCTGCCTTGTTCGCAGAGAGAACATCAGTAATCTCGCGGATCATTTCAGCAGCCTTTGCCTTGACAGCGTTGTCGTCAACAGATGGTTCTTTGTGTTGCGGCTCGACAACCCATTTGTCATCGCGGACAGAATATATCCCACTAGATACATGCTCGTCACCTGATCCTTCCACATAGAATTCAACAGGAAACCCACGAATTGTAATGTCGTGAAGATCGTTCCACAATCGTTTCTTCGTATCAAAGTATTCCTCGACCAGTTTGCCGTACTTCTTCTCTGCTGCCTTCTTGTCAACAACAATGTGAAGATCAACATCGCTGTTTTCTGTCCAGTTGAAGTTTGCTGCGCTGCCGGTGAGAACGACATCTTCCACTTCCATATCTTCCATCTTTAAAAATGAGAAGAATGCTTCTGCGTTTGCCATCAGTTTATTACGAACTTCGGGATCGAGTTTATAACTATCGCCATCCTTGATCCACAGTTCGTCCGTCAGCTCATCGTGATATTGGTGCGTTAGTTCTATGTCTTCTGGTTCTGGAGCACCATCATACGAAGCGTAACGCTCCATCAGTGATTTCACTTTCTGCAGAGCGTGTGTGCTCCCGCTGAATGTCAATGATGTTTTGTAGACAGAAGGGTTGTCAGCGCTCTCAACGAGAACACCGCCACGATGGCGGTAATCGTCCCACATCAAGCCGTCAGCAGTTTTAGTGGCGCTCCAATCTTCAGTGATTAACTTGTCAATCTCCATTGCTTCCATAAACGCACCGAAGCTCTTGCGAAACTTGACATTGGTGTATGTGATTTGCTTGGATGTAGCGATTTTGTACGAACGATCCAGCTGGCGGATAAACTTCATTGCATTCTCCATTGTGTTCGCTTATTTATCGCTTCCACAACGCCATAGGCGCGAGTAGTTGTAGTTGGACTTTTGGTTCCAGTTCAGTTAGTTTGACACCGTTGTAGCGGTACCAATGCCACTTCTGGTTGATTCGTTCGATGATCCGCTGAACGTTGACTGCAAGAGCATTCGGATCAGGGTGCCAGTCTTTGTCTAGCATGTTTTCTTTGAACACATTGAAGTCGGCGACACGGTTTGGATCGATCTCGTATCCTCGTCGTTTCAGCTCAACACACAGTGCTCGGTAACGGTCCTCAAGAAACTTCCCCTTGTTGTAGAAGAACCTTTATAAATAAAGGTGCACTGAGGAGGAAATGACAATGAACATATACATGATTATAAATGAATACCACTTAAAAAACAACACTAACCCGTTCTTGTATATAGGCAGCGACGCCAAGGACAGAATTATGATCGAACAGTATTCTGGATCAAGCAAAACTTTAACATCTGATATAACACGCCTCGGTCTGCAAAACTTCTCAAAAAGCATTATATGGCACGGTGATACAACAGATTTAGGTAATATGGGGTTTTCTAGTTTGACTGAATTGGAGAAAGAAATTCACGTGTGGCTCGATGTTGCAAGAAATGAAGCGTTTTACAACATAGTCGCAGCTGGTGAGCGGTTTTCGACTGTAGGAAAAGCAGTGTATTACCTCAATGGCGATCCAACAAAGACCAACGTATTGTTGCCTATTTCTGACCCCAGAGTGGTGTCAAAAGAATACGTTGGGAGAAACACAGGAAAAGTGATTTCCAACGAGACGCGCGAAAAGCTCAAACTCCGTCCACATCCATCAGAGTTTATGGACTGGCATGCCATAATGGCGGGCCACCGAAAAAACAGTACGGAAAATTACAGAAAACCAAAGAGTGACGCTCACAGGACGAGCATCAAAGCCGCTATAGTTAAACGATACGAAGATCCAAATTACAGAGCGAAGATGTCTGCTGTCAGCGGAAGAAAAACCCCAGTGATCCAAATGGCAATTGATGGAACTGTTATAGCACGATTTAGTACAATTAAAGAAGCGGCTGATGCTATAGGTGGTGGGAACAGGAGATGTGACATATCAGCGTGTTGTAGAGGTAAGCAGCACACAGCGTATGGATTTAAATGGATGTATGACACCAGCCAGCTGCAGGGTACATAATGAATTCCGCGCACGGTAGCTGGGTCAGTGGGGTTCCTTTGTATCGGTACCAATAAGGTTTTTGCAGTATCCGCTCAGTTATTCTGAGAGCGTTTGTTTTTACGTCAACGTCTGATGGTTCCCATTCTATTTGAGGGACCTCATCAAACACACCCCAATCGATACGCCGCTCTGTTGGGTTCACACAATATCCTCTGTGAATGAGGTCATACACCAATGCATTGAATCGTTTAACCAGAAATGTTTTTTTGTTTGTGAAAAAATAAACATGACCGTGATTTAACGTATACTCTTTTGGGACCTTGCTTGGTTGCCACCCGTTCTTCGATTTCAGAGAACGACGGAGCGACCCCATCACCATCGGGAGCTCACGGTATTCTGCCATCAGGTGCTGATCTGTCAGCATCTCTGGATCTACTACATTGATTCGTGTCATATTACCAAAACCCCATGTTTCCACCACCATCAAAACTCGTCTGGACCCCAGTCGCTGATGAGATCGTGATCATAATCACAGTATCTGTATGACCCTCTGTGGCGAGGCACATGTCTGTAGTTGGCTGCTAGTTGCTTTAGATGCCCTTCATATGCCAGCTTCTGCACGTTTGGTGTGAACACAAGCGATGTGTTATTGATCAACCAGTGGAGGTAGCTAACGTTTATGCTCAACACAACACTAACAGTACACCCTTTGTATCTGCCAAAGGGGAGAATATCTTTCTTACCTAAAACGCCGAAGGCGCTACGTAGCGCCTTCAGTTGTTTGTTTTTGCCCATTTATCTCTCACAGAAGGTTAGTATTTTGGTCAACTATCCTTCCAAAACATATAAAAGTCAACTTGGTGCTAAAACATTACGGCACAGTTCAAACATTTGACGAGCATCATCTTCTGTCAGATTGCCTTTGCCAATCGGCGATGCGGCAGCAAATGTTGCGAAATCACCAGCGACAACTGCTCTGCGAAGATCAGAACCGCTGATCCCTGGTGTACGATCTCCGGAACTTTGTGCTGTCAGCTCAACGCCGTGCTGAGCTGCATATGACACCAGACGACTGAACATTTTGTTCTCTTCGCTGCCTTCCTCGAAGTAGTCACCGCCAGCAAAGTAGATGATCCGCTTGTATCCCTGTGGCAGCAGTTCATCAAGCAGCTTGAACATATTGATTGCTGGCGCTATTTGCAAATCAGGGATAGCCTTTTTGATATACGCGATCTTCGCATCAACAGGGACAGGGTTCTTCTTGTTATCAACCGACCGTGATGTATAAACCATGTATGGGACATTATTCGCAGTTGCAAACTTTTTGATTGCTTCAAAGTGAGCAATATGTCCAGACGTGGGCGGGCTGTATCTACCAAAACAGTATACAAACGTATCACTGTTGCTCTCCAATAGGTATTGCTTGAATGTCTTCACAGGTTTCCTCTAAAAATTGCCACCCCATCTCTCGGGGCGTTTTACCAATATCGTTTTTGCAGAACAACGGGCACGCAGCTGCACACTGTCTATTTATAGGTTTATCTGCTTGCTTGAGAACATTGCGCAACCCGTTTGCTGTGATAATACTGTAAACTGATACAAAATACTCCGCGCTAGCGAAATCGCCGTATGGTGTGCGTATTGCTTTCCTATTAGGGTTGTTCATCTGGATTTTTGCTCGTGTTGCAACACCAGGGTGCCGACCTAGATTGTTTTTATTGCCCTTCTTTAAGGTTGCCAACAGTGCTTTTACTTCTTCGGTATGTGTTTTACCATAGAAAGGATTGTTTACTCCAACTTGTTTCTTGCTTTGTGCCAATATACGATCTTTACGTTTTTGTCTTTCTTCTTCGCTTATATTCAGCTTCTTGCCATAATTTGGGCTATCTTTACCTTTAGGTCTTGCTACACCTTTATTGTTTGGCGGTCTTTGGTCTACACATATGTTGGTTAATATTCCGCCATCATCCAAATCTCGTCTGCCATAATGTTGTATGAGCTGCTTTTCAACATCATACGCCTCTGCTTCTGTTAAACCTGTTTTGTAAAATTCAATCCTAGGCGTCAAACCAGCACCAAAAATAGCCTGTATTACAGCATATTTTTTCTTGTTTTCGGTGTTGGTGCGCGTTTCCGTGAGATGGTGCTTATATCTTATATCCCGTCCCTTCCCAACATAAAAAGGTGTAGGTTGGTCTTGTCTGGTGTCATAATACACATAAACATAATAATCATTCATATCGGTTCTCCTGATATGAAGTATTTGTGCTTGCGGTCGTTATAGACCTCCAAAACTATTTAAGACAAAGCATAAACGAATGTGTCGCTTTCAGCTTCTGCTAACCATTGCTTGAATGTTTTCATAATCAATCTCTCGTGGGTAGTTTTGCGCGAAGTTCTTTCGCCATTTGCATCAAATGTTGCTTCTTTATATCATTCTTTGTTGCTTTAGCACGCTTTTCGTAGTCTTCAATCTAAGCACGGATCGCATTAACTTTGCGTTGGTCGCTTTCCAACACAGTTTCCTTGTGTTGCGTTTTCATTTGTTTGGTCAGTGCACTGTACAGCGCTCTGCCCAACAGGCTTGTGTGAGGATTTTTGCTGTCCGATTCTTGAAGCGGAACCATTTGAATCGACATGTGCTCGCGGCCCGGCTGCACAGCACGGAACTGAACAGCATCTGCTTGTGAGCGAAACACCTTGCCGATATACTGCCGAGATGTCCCATCATACACTTGGAACCCCATCGGCTTCTTCTCAATCTGATCATCCAGTTTAGATTGGCGATACTGTTCGTACTCATCATCCTCATTGCGGCCTGATGGGCGGCGGTCGTAGCGTGGGTCGTCCCAGCCCCATTCACCTTCCGACACTTCTTGCTTCTTTTTCCCTAGCATGCCCGCAACTTTGTCATATACTCTGTCAGTTGCAGCAGCGATAGGATCTTCACTCCACTTTGTTTGCTTTTTTCCTGCCTTTTTCGCTTCAGCCTCCTGACGATCTTTACTCGGCTTATTGGCATCCATATAATGCTGTGTGTGTTTGCCTTCCGCCACACCTTGTTGTTGAGCGACCATTGCCATTTTCTTTTTACTGCTAGTGATAACCTCTTTGCCGTCGTGTCCTTTGACGCGGTAAATAGGCTGCTCGTTTGGTCCCCATCCGTGTATCTGCACTTCCCCAGGCTTCAACTCAATAGGTGTTTTAGTATAGTTGTGTACTACAATCCCGTCTACTAACCCTTCCGATACTTTCTGTTTAGCTAACAGCTTTTTACCTGCCTCAGCAGCTTTATCTTTTTCCATTCGCTGTTTTTGCTGTTCGGCAGCGGCTTTATAAGCAGGACTGTTAATATCCCTAAATGGAGTTTTTTGTTTTTCTTTGGGGCCAGAGCCTTCAAAAACATTTTGTTTGATTTGATTCAGTTTCATATTACCAGTCCTTAGGAGCGTTAAAGTTTTGGCGAGCAAAGTCAAGACGATCAACAATCTTGGCAATCTCGTGCGTCTTGGTATCAGCGATCACCAGACCTTCACCAGCGGTTCGTGTATATTTATCGCCTTCCTTATAAAACGCCTCAAGTCCTCCAAACCCTTTGATCTTTGATAGCAACGCTGCTTTAATCTCCGTTAGGTGGTTGAAAAACGCAAACATCTTAGCAAGCTGTGGGCGGAGCTGTGCAACCAGTTGGTTGTAATGTTGTTGTTGAGCAGCAACTTGTTGTTTCTTAGCAGCTGTTTTGAACTTCTCAATGTCTTTCGCATGCCTTGTGTCAATGAAACCAGCCAACTGGTCTAAGTGATCTTCAATGTGTCCAACTAGTTGGTTCTGACGAACTTTTGAGTTCAGGTGTATTTTGATGAATGATGCAAGCTGTGGGTTCTGCTCCATCGCAACAAACAGTGATGGGTCAATCTGCTGCAGCTCTCGTTGAGCAACCGCTAGTTTTTGTTTCAACTGCTCAACATCTTGAACGCCGTGTGGCATCTCTGCACTATAATCCTGGATACGATTGGACTTCCACCAAACATCAGGTGTTTCCTGCAGTTTAGACAGGTCAGGGTTGAATGTTGCATGCATGTCAGCAATCGTGTTGCCTGTGTAAACTGTGTGAAACACAATCCCCATCTTTGCGCGGCGAACTGCTTGACCTGTCTCACTGTTTGCTTCAACAGCATATAAGATTGTATTCGGCTTGAATGTGATGTATGTTTTGCCGCCAATCGTTTGCTCTTTCAGATCTCCCGGTGTGAATAGAAAATCACCCTGATAGATTTCCTTCATCCCAAGCGCAGGTAAGTACTTGAGGGCAGCAGTCAGTTTTTCAGCAAGACCTGGGGAGTTTTCTTCTGCAATCTTACTCGCATTGAGCCGGGTGTATCGCTTACCTGTCGGGCTGAGGGCAGATTTCGTTCCAACGAAGAACTCACCAGCGTTTTCTTCGCCTGGCGGCAGAGGGCCACATGTGAGAGATGGTGCGCCATCAACCTTGACGTTAACAGCAAGATTTGTGTCTTTACTGCCAGAAACAACAGCGATCAGACGGCTGATGAAGTTGATTGCTCGTTGTGCGCCTTGGGGACCTTCGTTAACGATTAGTTCCTCGATGTGCTCAAGGTGTTTCAGTTTTGCTTTTACCTCAGGAGAACCATCATCCTCCAGCAGGTAGTATTGTTTGAATGTTATCATAATACACCATACGTTGTTTGGCGTATTTATGGCAACAGTTGAGGGTCAGCAGTCAATACATCGCTGTATGCAAATAAAGTACGATACTTCCAAACGGTCATCAACAATCGGCAGGATTGATGAGTCAACCGTGATGTCGCGACCCATTGCGTCACAGTTGACGATCACCCCCTCCCATGATTTACCAGTAAGCATCACTTTCCACATTTGCTCATGCACGTCCGATGTTGTTCTATCCGATTTGATGATTGACATCTTTTGACCGATGACATCACGAATATCGGCAAATCTGTACTTGATCATAAACATCTTGTTAGCAAAAATGATCGTTCCCATTCTGTCTGCTATCGCTATGATATCTGATGCTGCGTTTAGTGCTTTATGGGCTGCAAGGATGTGCTCACGCTTTTCACGAAGAGATGTTATGTTTCGTGCTGCAACAACGAGAATGTCACGATGTTTGGCATCACTGTAAATTGGCGTCTTCAAAACATCAAAATATTGTCGCTGTTCGTTTTTATCAATAACAACTTCTTCTGTGCGTGTGGTTCTTCTCAGTTTCCACGCTTGCTCATCTGTTGTTTCACATTCAACAAAACTTTCCGCAAAGTACGGAAAATCTTCAGCAAGCTCCATGTTCGTTTTACCAACATAGTCACGTTCAGACGTAAAACTATACAAATCATGTGCTGCTTTGTTTGCTAAAACCCATTTCCCGTCACCATCTTTAACCTTCACAACGTCCGAAATCGAGTTCAGCACCGCAACCATCAGCTTTCGTTCTTGCTCTCTGGCTTTAATTTCGCGCTGGGCAACTGTAACATCTCGCATGATCGCGATAGTTCCCGGTGGGGTGTCTGTACCATCCGAGAATGAGTTGATTGACATTTCAACCAATACTTCTGAACCATCTTTACGTTTGCAGGTGATCGGTTTGATTTTGTTGATGTTGCCATTTTCTGTAAGGTTGAGTTTATCAAACTTTTGAGCTATTTGAAGGGTGTTGGCATCTGCAACTATGATGTTTATGTTTTGTCCTAGCGCTTCTTCTTTAGAGTACCCGAAAATGATTTCCGCGCCAGTATTCCACTCTTGAATGATGTTATTGTGGTCTGTAATCACAATTCCCTCTGTCATAACATAAAGGATTGTGTGCAGCTGCTGTTGTGTTACACGCAGTTTATTTTCCAGCTGGGACGAAATGCTGCTAGCAAGTGCAGAAGTTTCCTTTACAGCACTCTGTAACTCGTTGAATGTTGTGTTCAACACATCAGCATTATACCAGGAAGGCGTCTTCACCTTCACCTTCTTGCACGGATCCGATTGAGACGCTGAGCGCGTGAACAAGTTCTTAAACAAGTTCTTAAACATGGCTTTATAACAACCGTCCTTGAATTGCAGCTAGCACAACTTTAATTTCGTTAATCGCTTGCACCATCGTCAGGTTCCCCTGGTGGTACTTTTCGATGATCTCCAAAATCACTTGTTTCTCCGCTTCTTTAGCGTCAAGTGTTTGTTTCAAGGATTCAGACAGCCTGTTGAGCAACTGAATGCGATCGTAAACCAAAAAGCCGACAACCAACAACAAGACAGCGATAACTGCTGCAGCACCGCCGTCTGTCATTAGTGTTATCAGCGATTGAATTACGCCTTCCATATGATATTCGCTATCTTTGTGTGGACTGCTTATTTATGTTTAGCAGCAGATTATCGAATCAACTTTAGAAATTCTTCTATGCTATTCCTATGCACATGGAGCAAGTTTCCTATCTCAACCGCTGTTTGTTGATCAGTGTGACCTCTGTCATGCAGCCTTGCCAATATTGCAACATCTTTATATGTTTTCACTGACCGAACCGTGTCACAAACGCCGTCACTAAACGCAGCATCAATGATTGGTTGTGGCATCCCCCACCGTGTTAAAATGCTACGCCCAACTCTAGGGTTAACCAGATTGATAACATCGTGTATGTACATTCGCTCAATTTGGTCAGCAGAATAGTTTGCGTCAATGTATGCTAATGCTGCCATTTTACCAATATTGCTCATCAAACCAACAAGAACAGCAACATCCGTTTTCAACTTAGCGTGTTCTTTACTGATTGCGCCACAAATGCCGGCAATCAGCGATGTTGACCTTGTCACTTCGTTCATCACCTCTTCTAACCTAGAATGTTGTGTGTTAAACGCGTTTTTGAGCAAGATACACATTGCTAGATTTCGCACTATTGACATTCCAAGCCTTGATATGCCGTCATTGAGTGAAGAGCACGGTTGTAAACACAACAAAGCACTGTTGGCAACTTGCATTATCTTAGCCGCAAGAACGGGCTCTGTCCGTATTACTTGCGCAACATCAAATATGCTCGTAGTGTCTTGAGCAAGAACATTGTTTATTTCTGCTATTACACGAGGATCTGTAGCAACATGCAGGCAGCCGTTTTGCGACGCTGCAATGATATCGTCAACAGCGCGTTGTGTGATGTCGTTACCCAGCATGCTTGTGCCCTCTTGTTGTTTTTAACCACGCGCAGGCTTGGTCAAAAGTCATTGGTGGAGCGACAGCATACCCTTGAACAAAATCACACCCAACTTCCCGCGCTTTGTTTAGAGCAGCGCCTGTTTCTATATGCTTTGCAGTGACAAACGTCCCAGCACTGTGTGCTGTATAAACGATTGCTTGAACTATTTCTGCATTCTGTTGATTGATGTCCATCCGTTTGGTCAGCGAACTGTCCACCTTGACACCATCAATCAGGAAGTTTTTAAAGTGCATGAACGACGCTACTGACATTCCGTAGTCATCCAAACATATCTTAACATCTATTGCGTCCAGCCCAGCTATTACTTTCAAAGCAGAAGGTAGATCCCCGCGTAGCGTAGACTGAGAGATTTCAACAGTCAGCCTGTCAACAGGCATTCTGTGATTCAACAACGTTTTTGTGATTGTTGAAATAACGGACCCGTCAGTCAAATCTTCAGCAACAAGCTTGATTGACATCTGAAAATCATATCCTTCTTGTTTAAACTTATCGTAAAACTCTGCTGCGCGATCAACAATGTGAGCAGTTAACTTCTTAATCGCTTCAGGATTCGCGTCTTCGATTGTAGTTGTGTGGCTAAACGGCGTAACAACACCGTATATTGGGTGGTGCAAGCGTGTTAGTAACTCAAACCCTGTAACCGTGTTGGTTGACAGTTTGTACACCGGCTGTAGTATCACTTCAATTTTATCGTTTGCAATCGCTTCAACAATGTCATCTGGTGTAATAATTACCTTGCGTTCCGACAGACGGAACCTGTGAATTATGACAAACGAGACATAAGCAAGTGCAAGAATCAACAAATCTGCAGCTTTAATGGTGCCAATATCTTTGTCCAATCCGACTTGCGACAAGTAGTATTGAACTTCGCCAGTGTGTGCTGCTACCAAAAGCAGCAAAACCGATAGGCCGTAATATACAGCCTTGATCTTTTTTGGGATTCCTGTCTTAAACAGGATGTGTGTGAGTAGTGTTTTCAATTTCAGCATAGCAATAAGCGGTTGTCCTTAACGTAGTAGTGTGCTTCATTTTGTTATGGATATCTCTTCTGCTATACTAGAGGAGGGTGAATACCCTCCTTCTTCTCACCGTTGTTCACGCTTTGCGTTGAACAAGTCTTTCAGTGTTGGCTTCGCACCGCCTGAATAAATGAACTTGATAACAGAAGGCGGAATGTTGTTTGTGATCGGGCTCATGTAACTTGACAGTTTGATGTTCGCTGCTTTAACGCCAGCAACCGTTCCCTTAGACAGCTCATCGCGCAACACCTTCATTGCGTCTGCTGCCGTCAATGCAAATGACGCACGATGCTCATCCGATTTCTCAAAGTTTTTCGCTTCTTTCTCGTACTTAGCGATTGCTGTTCCGAGGTCAGACATCACTTCTTGAGGGACACGAACTTTGCCTTCATGGTCACCCGCGTTGTCACTTTCATCCTTGCCTGTTACAGCAGGATCTTTGATCTTCAGTGGTTCAACCTTGATGTTCGATGTAGCAGCAGTTGTCTTGTTTTCTGATGGCTGTGCATCGCCTTCTGGACGCTTTGGCATCGAGAACGCTTCACCGACGGTGCGACGGAGAGATGACATTGGAGCCATTGATGCCATGCCAAGATTGCGGCCTGCACCAGGAACAGCGTTCGGATCAAAATCGTCCTGCTGCTCGCCATCAAGACCGAGATCAATGTCGTCAGCGCTGTCAACTTCCATACCAGAATCGGTGTCCATGTTCATTTCACCGTCCATCTCGCTATCCATTTCGCCATCACAAGTGCAAGGCTCATGCTCACAATCTGGGCACAGGTCATCGTTTTGCTCAGCGGCTTGCATTTCTGGCTCTTCACCATCTTGCTCTGCACCCATCTCAACAGAAGTATCTCCGTCCGTCTTGCTGCCGAGTTCCTCTGGAGGCATCTCGTCTTCAGGTCGCTCAATCGGTGCAAACGACAGGTTCATTTCTTCTAGCGACACAATGCTGGCATGGAACGCACCATTCTTGTACAGTTTCTTTGCAGCGCGGTCGGCAAGTTCAGCAGTTGGGTAGACGGTTGCTTCACCTAGTGGCAACCATGTTGGTCTGTCGTATGCGCTAGAGGCTGTAAAAAACTCCTTGCGCATTTTGTTTTTGGCGATTAAGAATCCGCTTTTCATGTGGTGGTCCTTATGACGTGAATACGTTTGTCTGCTTATTTATGTCTGCTTGCTTGTTGGAACCACTAAACATTACCCAACAGCGATAGCGCGATCTGGAAACTGTCGTTTGATGTTCTGTGGATAAAATCCCTCACATCAGAATAAACATATACAGTTCTATTTTGCTCAGATTTGACATTTTCTTTGCATATAAAGTACCCATACCGCCCGTCTTCGTGATATGCTCCTATCACACAATAACCATGATGTTGGTATAACGCTATCGATTTTTCGTATGTTGTTCGTGCTAACACTCCACTCTCCAAAATAAAGGGAGGGCAACCCTCCCTTCACTTACACGATTTCTAGCCCCGCTCCACAGTCTGAACAAAAGCGGGCACGCGCTTTGTTCTTATGTCCGCACATTTTACAGACAGGCTGGTGCTTGACTGTAATCGGTTGCTCAATCTTCTTTCCTTGCTCTGTCTCGCCAAGCAGTTTCATCACAATCACGTGCGTTTCTGATTCCGTTAGAAACGATGCAACCTGTTGAAACTTCTGTGTTGAGATCGATCCAGGTGCCGTGATCCCTGCAGGAGCAACAGATGCTACACTGAGACTTTGCGTTGTTGCACCCACGCCTTGCGCAAAGTAACTGTGTGTGTCATGCGTCACAGAACGGAGCAACCCTGTGGTTTTCACTTCGTGGTTCGTTGAGAATGTTGTAGGCCAATGGTCCATGCATGGGCTGCCTGTGTGAGGCTCGCGCCACATTGGTGTGTTAACAACGTTTGTGATCCCGCGATAAACAGGAACTTGTTTCTCGTATTGATACGAGATGCGAATCAGACCGTCATCAACTTTGATCCCACGGTGCTTCTCAATACCAGCAGTCCGCTCAATGAACTTAAAACGGTTGCCCTTGGATAAGTCTTTGACAAACCGCTCCAACTCAACCTCGCGACCAGCGTCAATAACAAGACCGCCGGGAACAACATCTTCGCCGTCAATCGTGATATTGACTAGTGCTCTGGTTCCGTTGAGATTTTTCAGCAAGATGTTGTATTCTTGACCGAACGGAACATACACGATCTCTCCAAACTCACGGAGAACCTTACCATTTGCCTTCAGGCAGGCAGCCATCTTTTGATTGTACATCATCATTTTCCTCGCTTTGTACGGCACGCAGAACAAGTGCCCATTATTCAGTTCTGCTAGTTATCTGCTCCACCACGGAGCAAATTCGGAACACTGCTTTCGCAGTTGGTGTCTATTATATATGCTTGACGATGTCATGTTGGCGTATGATCTCCATAGCCTTGTCAAGCGACCCGTCTCCTGCCATCACCGTGTGATAAGGCAAGTTATATTTGTGTAAAACATCAATCACTTGTCGATCTTTAACCGTTGCTTCTGTGTATGTTTGATTGCGGCCTGCTTGTTTATAAGTGAGTTTGGGGTTGCGTTGGATCACAATATTGATGTTGTCATACGAGTTGTATTGTTCCATCAAAAAAGTAAAGTACGAACGTGGAAACCAATCAGGCGCGTATATCTCCGCCAGAAGCAATGAACTATCAACAACCGCATAATCAACATTGTGGCGGACAAGCCTGCGAATTAAACGGTGTTGATGTGCTGTAATGTAGTCTTGTTCAGGGAAGATGTGCTCCCAATCTTCCCACGTAAAGTCTTTTGCACTCTCGTGAACCAACTCTACGTTAAAGTTTTCTATTGACATTTGCGCAAACAGGCGGGCAGCTAGGACAGATTTCCCACAGCCTGCGCCGGCCAACAGATTGACTACGGTTAGTTTTTTGTTGTCGTCGAGTGTCATTTTTTGTTATTGTTATGAACGTACCATCTATTTACGATCACACAAATAACAGAAAAAGTCAACATCAGTTCAGCCAAACATTGCCCTAAACGTTCTAGGGCCTGCAATACCATCTGCGGTCAGGTTGTTCGCACGTTGCCATTCTCTCAGCGCTCTGTCTGTTATAGGCCCAAACACGCCGTCTGCATTGACGCCAAGAACACGTTGCATTTCAGCAACATCTTGACCTCTCGCTCCTTGTCTAAGAACTCGTCTTGTTTGTTGAGTCGTTGGTTCTGTTGGGGGAACGATATCTGGAGTTAGTGCTGGAGCAGCCGACATATCAACAGACAGTATCTGCTGTGCTGCTGTATATAGTTCCATGCGGTGGGCAAGGCCGTTGAAACCACCGTTGATACGCCTTGTTAGCGTTCTCATATCACGAGCGTCAGCAAACACGTTCAAGTTGTTAACTTCCCAAAACCACCCTGCACTGACGACAGCACCCTCAATAGACATTAAATAATCAGGGTCAGCAATAAGGTCTCGTCCGAGATATCTGCCGCATGCAGTGTAGTTGTTTCTCCCTGTCAGTTGGATGTATCCACGACCGCGGAATTTCCACCCGTCTTGTGAAGCTTCATCTCCGTTGCCCATCCTATTAGCATACACACGACTCGCAATTCTAATTGGTTGACGTGCATATTGTTGAGCGATGGCGTCGGTTGGAAAATGGCGAGCAAAAATCTTCCTGAGACCGTTTGCTGAATAGTTTAAATTCTCTACACGATGAACAAAATAGCCCGATTCATGTCCGAGTTGAGCAAGGAATGCGCACACGCGGTCATGGGTATTGATGTTGTAGCGCGGCATCTGTTCGTTTAGAGCGTTGACGATTGCTTGTGCTTCTTTTACAGTGCCAAATATTTGTGTGAATTGTTGTAGTGTTAGCATATACCCTCCGGCTGTATCGTTGTAACCTATTTATTTATTGTTGTCCGTTTTCTGAGTTTGTGGTACACTCATCCAACAAACACCGTATTCAACTTTCGTGAGGTTCAAAAATGTATAGCTCAACCAAAATCACTGGTAAAAAAGCAAAGAAGCTGGTAGAAAAGGGTGCCATCTTGCTGGACGCACGCAGTCCTGTTGCGTTCCGAGACGGAACGCTTCCCGGCGCTGTTAACATCTCCACACGTCAGATTTCTATGCTCGGCAAATATCCAAAGACGACGAAGCTCGTGTTCTTTGGTGATGATCAACAATCTGTAAGCACGATGTTGAACTATGCTTTCAACATGGGGTTTACAGACGCGTTTACGTTTGGTAATATCGACGAGTGGGATAAGTAACACCCTGTGTTTACACGGCGTTGACCTCGTTTTCATAAACGAGTATAAATAACTTTGAAGCCCGTCAACAGACGAAGGATTTAATGAAGGTTTATACTCCTTTACAGATTTGTGCTTCCGCAGCACAAAGTGCCATTCAGGCACGTCTCGCAGGCAGTTCGTCCGCAACTGCCTTACTTCCCACTATGAAAACAACAAACCGAAGGGAGTCTCTCTATGTCCAGAAAACGCAGGTCTGTCTCTACACACCATCACAACAACATTGTGGAACTAACACAAGCGTTGTATCTAAATGGCAAAGCGGTACAAGAAGGACCGAAGCGGAAGACGTGGTCGCGACACGATCTAACACACGTCAAACCTTTAACCCCTGCTCAGGAGGAGATGTTCGAAGCATTTGCTGACGGCCAACACATCTTTGCTCACGGAAGCGCAGGTACAGGCAAATCATTCGTTGCTCTCTATCTTGCTTTAACAGAGTATTTCCGACCAGAATCAGAAATAGAAAAAATCATCATTGTCCGCTCTGCTGTCCCAACACGCGAGATAGGTTTCACTCCAGGAACCGAAGCGGAAAAACTCGCTGTGTATGAACAACCGTATAAAGACATCTTTAGCGACTTGATTGGTCGGTATTCCACTTACGACGACATGAAAGAGGCAAGGATTGTTCAGTTCACTTCTACATCATTCATCAGAGGCGTGACGTGGGACAACGCAATCATCGTGTTTGATGAGATCCAGAACGCGAACTGGGAAGAGATCAATACAGTGCTGACACGCGTTGGTTCTAACTCACGGATCATTTTGTGCGGTGACGTTAAGCAAAACGACCTGATCTACCGTAAAGCAGATAAGTCAGGTATCACCACTCTGCTTGACGTGACAAAGAAAATGCCATCGTTCTCCACAGTGACATTCTCACGGCACGACATTGTTCGTTCGGAGTTCGTCAAGCAGTTTGTTATTGCTTGTGAAGAAGTAGGCGTCTGACTCAAAAGGGGCTTTTAGCCCCTTTTCTTTTGTTGTTTTTTTGTTTGAGTTGTTGTATAATCGCAATGGTTATATAACAAGGAGATCACATCACCATGAGTGACGAAAAAACATACGTGTATGAAAACACAGAAGTCGTCCTAACAGGACGCAGCGCCTCTAAAACTCTGCGAAGTGGCAGAGTGGAAAAGTTGTATGAGATTACCCCAAAGCATTCAACTTCCGGTGTGTGGAAGAAGTGGGTTGATATCTCTGCTCTCTACGAAGTAGAAGACCAATAAAATGATGACACGAATCAACACGCTTGCTGATAAATCTTATCACGACATCCCATATCTCAATCTCGTCAAAGACGTTCTGAAAAACGGCGTAGAAAAATCTGACCGAACAGGTGTTGGTACGATCGCTGTGTTCGGTCGTCAGATGCGGTTTGATCTCTCTGACGGGACGATTCCCCTGCTTACAACGAAGAGGATTCATTTACCGTCGATAATCCACGAACTGCTGTGGTATCTAAAAGGCGATGGCAACATCAAGTACCTACAAGACAACGGCGTCCGTATCTGGAACGAGTGGGCTGATAAGAACGGCGATCTTGGTCCTGTATATGGAGTGATGTGGCGTAAGTGGCCGTACTATTGGTGGAGCGATCAAGTTAACGGTTACATCAAACGTGAGATTGACCAGATTGCATACGTGATTAACCAACTGAAAACAAACCCAACGAACCGTCGTTTGATTGTTTCGTCGTGGAATCCAGCATTGCTTCCTGACCCTTCAATGTCGTTTGACGACAACGTCAAGAAGGGGAAACAAGCGTTACCTCCATGCCATTACACGTTCCAGTTCTTTGCACAACCGTACCAAGATACGCACAAACTCTCTCTGTTGCTTAATATGCGGAGCAACGACGTTGGCCTTGGCAATCCGTTTAACATCGCGCAGTACAGCATTCTTCTCCGTATGGTCTGCGAGGTTGTTGACATGGTTCCTGGCGACTTTGTTTATTCAGGTGGTGATGTTCACATCTATACAAACCACGTTGACGCATTGAAGGACCAGCTGACGCGCGTTCCGTTCCCGTCACCAACGCTGCGGTTTAGCCGCAAGATTGACAGCATTGACGACTTTAAATTTGAAGATTTCGTCATTGAAGGCTACCAACACCATCCCCCTATAAAGATGACTGTTGCCGTTTGATGAAAAACAGGGTACAATACACACATCACTGACCAAACTAGGACAATAAATGATTAACCAACTGTTTGAACAACTTGCTACCGATGCTGGCCGCAAGTTCAAGGAAGATCTGCTCGGGCTGCACAAAAACAATGTGGTACTCAAAGAGGTTGTGCGGTTGGCGCTTGACCCTGCGATTAATTTCTACATCAAAAAAATCCCAGCCTACTGCCCGCGAATGGGCGGTGGGGTACGAGATCTGTCTTGGGCGATTGCCGAACTTGATCGTCTGGCAGTTCGGGAAGTTACCGGCAAGGATGCGATTGAGTTTTTGACGGCTGTGTTGGAACAGTTGAGTTCCGATGATGCAGAAGTTATTGAGAAGATCATCCAACGCGACTTGCGGTGCGGTGTGTCAGAAGCAACAGCAAACAAGGTGTGGAAGGGGCTGATTCCAGAGTACCCATACATGCGCTGTGCGTTACCGAAGGCCGCTAAGCTGGATAAGTTTTCATGGACTCAAGGTGTATTCAGCCAATTGAAAGCTGACGGTATGTTCGTTAACATCAACCACCTAGAAGACGGTACGGTTGAACTGATTTCTCGCTCTGGATCTCGTTTCCCAATTGAACAGTTTGCAAATCTTGCAGACGAAATCCGCATGACGTTCCCTGCTGGTACACAAACACACGGTGAACTAATTGTCGAAGTTGGAGGTGAGCTACAATCTCGTGAAATCAGCAATGGTCTACTGAATAGTGTACTGAAAGGTGGTTCGTTTGATCCAACAGATTTCCCTGTTCTGTTCGCATGGGATCAATTGCCAATTGAAGCTGCTGTACCTGGTGGCAAATATAATGTCCCATATGCAGATCGCTATCGTGAGCTCGAACAGCAGATTCACGCAGCCGCTCCTCATGGAATCACACTGATTGAGACGAAGATTGTTCACTCATTGGAACAGGCTCACGAACACTATGCTGAGATGCTCGCAGCTGGTTACGAAGGGACTATTATCAAAGACCGCAATGCGATTTGGGAAGACACTACAAGTAAACGTCAAGTCAAATACAAGTTGGAAGTTGATGTTGATCTGAAAATCACCGGGTTTACTGCTGGTAACGGTAAGAACGCTGAACTGTTTGGCTCTATCACGTGCGAAACAGAAGATGGCGAACTTGTCGTCAATGTTTCTGGGTTCAAGGACAAGAAACAGAAAGGGATCCTTACCCGTGCTGAAATCTGGGAGATTCGTGATCAACTGATTGGCACTGTGATGACCGTCACTTCCAACAATATTATGAAACCAACGAAGTCTAACCCAAAGTACTCGCTGTTCCTTCCTCGCTTTTGCGAATTCAGAAGCGATAAGTCCATCGCCGATGATTTGCAGCGGGTTCAAGAGCAGTTTGAGAACGCTGTAAAATGATTTCTGAACAACTTGATATCGATCGGCTGCATCGTTGTGTGGCCGCTATTCAGAACGGAGAGTATCTTAACCGAGCAGCAGGAGCAACGACTGCTCGGTTGTTGATGTTGTTTGGCGACATTGAACTCGGCAACCGCACGAACATCTACGTTTATGTCGGCGACACTAGGGTTGTCTGTGATATGGTCAAGCGAAAGCTGATAGACTTGCTTGCTGACAGCGGATACCTAATCACACACGCCACGAAAGACCGAGTCACAGTGGAAGGGAGCACTATTGTTCGGTTCATCACAGCGGATCAGTTCTTGACATCATACAGCCTCCGTGGATTGAAAATCGCGCGGGTCTATTTTGACGTATCTCAACACACACTCGCACAATATGATCAAGAGCAGATTGGTTACGCGATTGGTTGTGTCAGGGCGACAGGAGCGGACTTTGTCTGATATCTCCATCATCGTTGCTGTTGATAAACGAGGCGGGTTTGCCAAGCAGCATAAGATCCCTTGGTATTATAAGGAAGACTTTGCCCACTTCAAGAAAATAACAATCGGTCATCCTTGTGTTATGGGACGGAATACGCACGCTGAAATCAACGAAAAACTAGGCGAAAAGGCACATCCGTCCGTCTTGCCTGGCCGCACTTGCTACGTTGTCTCAACAACGCTAAAAGAACTACCGAATGCTGCCGTTGTCCGATCACTGAACGATGTTCCAGAAGACAGGATGTTTGTTATTGGCGGGAAACAATTGTACGATCAAGCACTCCGTGTTGCCAACACCGTATATATCACACACATTGGTGTTGATTATCAGTGTGACCAGTTCTTCGATCTTGATTACGTCGCAAGCAACTTTACAGCCATTGAGGCAACAGCAACAGTCAGTGGAGAACTGACGTTTATTACATACAAGAGGACATTTCTGTGAAACTGTACGAATTGAAAAATGCTAGGGTGAAGGGAACATACGCCGGAGTTAAGTTTAGCAAAGAGACCAAGCAGGCGATTGAGGACTATATGCGCGAAGCACAGATTCCAAACATGCTTGACAAGGAGAAGTTACACACAACGTTGTTGTACAGCCGTGTGCATTGTCCGAAATACAAACCAGAGAGTTCCGTTTCGTATAAAGGAACGCCAGGCGAATTTGATGTATGGGACAACGAGACGGGTGGTAAAAAGACAAAATGCCTCGTTCTCAAGATCGATTGTCCTGACCTTGTCAAGCGTCACAACCAGCTGATGAAAGATCACAACGCAACATATGACTACGAGGAATATCGTCCTCACATCACGTTGAGTTATGATATCGGTAATGCTGATCCGAAATCATTTCCTGACATCCGCAAATACGTTAGCACGATTGAGGCTGTCAGCGAATATGGCGAAGATTTAGATTTGGAATGGAGTGCGAACAAGAAGAGTTAATTCATCTTCGCTTGTTGGATCTCAAGAGTGCGGCGGTATACAACGAAATAGTTTCGGTCTTGGTATACTTCCCACTCTAATTTTTTGGCGAGTTTCTTTGTTAGTTTCTCAAACACTTCACGTCGCCGCGGCGACGATGAGTGCATATAGACAAAATGGAGACGCTGATCTTTCGCTTTTGACGCAATTGCCGAGACGACCTTATCCATCACATCGTCGACGCCAGCAAACGATTGACGGTTTTGTTTCAGCGTCAATTCAACAAACCGCCCACTCTCCATGTCATCCTGCTTGATGATAACGCGCGTAATCCACCCTGCAATGTAGTCAGCCATAGGCCTATTACCGCGGATCACGAGTTCATAGGTGTGATCTTCGGTCTTGATTGTGGCAGTCGACTTTGCATCTGTTGATGCTGGATTCCACTTTACGGTAGGTGAGACTTCGAATAGTTTCATACATCTATTTATATCCCCCGCATTTGACCCTCCTTTCCCTGTTATTTTGCCGCGTAAATAAAATCGACTGTGTCACAAGGAGAGTCAATCATATGAAAAACTTTACATACGCTTACAAACCCAGAGCCGCTCGCGACGATGACGATGGTGACGCTCCGTCTTGGCCTATTGCAGGACTACCGAGAAAGAAGCCGTACCAACACTACGAGCACACACACACAGCACAACATATTCATTTTTACCTCAGCGGGGATGTTGGCGCACCAGAAGAATACACAGACATGATCCACAGGATCTATGCTGCAACAGAGAACGACGTTGTGTTTATCCACCTGAACACTCCAGGTGGTCGTCTTGACACTGGCGTTCAGTTAATCAACGCTATGCAAAACAGCGATGCACGGATCGTCACGATCCTTGAATCGGAAGCACATTCTCTTGGCACATTGATCTTCCTTGCCGGGGACGAACTTGTTGTCAATGATCACTGCATGATTATGTTCCACAACTTCAAGGGTGGTGTGGTCGGTAAAGGTCACGAACAGTTGGCTCAGTTGGATGCAACAATCAAGTGGTTCACAGAACTTGCTCGCAAACTGTATATCCCATTCCTCTCAGAGGCCGAATTTGAGCGTATCATCAAGGGCGAAGACCTGTGGATGCACAGCGCTGAGATCCGTCAACGGATTGAGAACATGATTGAGATCTACGCCAAAGAAGCAGAAGCAGCCGCAAAGGCTGCAGAAAATGGCGAGAGCGAGATTACTGAAGAGCAGCCTGTCAAGCGCCACCTGAAAAAAACAGCCAGTTGACTTTACCCCTCTTTGAGTGTATGATCGCGTTATGCGTAAAATCACACTCAACACATTGGTTTTTATTGCTCCAACTGTATAACTTTGATAAATACATATGTTACAACAGTTGGAGCTTGCCGTGCCTGCAAAAATATCAAACGATCAGTTTTTACATCTCGTAGAAGCAAGAAACGCCACGTTACCACCAATCAAACCTCTTGAGCTCTATAAAGGACGACACACAAAAATACTGTTTCAGTGTCACGCTGGACACCAGTATTTGACCACACCCAACAACGCTCTTCGCAGCAGTGGATGTTTGGTGTGCTCCGGGAAGGGCGCTAAAACGCACAAGCAGTTCGTGGATGAGCTTGCGGCTCTCAACGAAATAAGAGATCGTAAAGTTTATGTGGATGACGGAAGCACATACACTGACGCATTTACCCAAATGACCTTTGTGTGTGATTTAGGACATAAGTGGGTTACAACACCAAGCAACATTATAAACAGCAAGCATACGTGCAGAACCTGTGCCGGTAAAGTGAAGAAATCACACAGTCAGTTTGTGCAAGAGATGAAAACCGCACGGCCTGACGTGAGTATAAAGGAAGGTCAAACTTACATCACTGCGCACACCAAAATGTCTTTTGTGTGTGAAAAGCAACACGTTTGGGAGGCAAGGCCTGTGGATCTTTTGTTGGGTGGTGGTTGTCCTCATTGTGTAAAGAAAGGATACTCAAGAAAGTGTGTCAATTGGCTGAAGTCTATAGAGGCCCAAACAGGATGTCGCATTCAACACGCCGAACAAGGTGGCGAGTTTCTGATACCTGACACTCCCTTCTATGCCGACGGTTGGTGCAGGGAGACTAACACTGTTTATGAATTTTATGGCGATGTGTATCACGGAAATCCTACTTTATTCAGTGAGGGTGATAGATGCCATCCATACAACAAGCAGATAACAGCAGGAACACTATACAGACGGACTCTGGAAAGAGAACAGCAAATAAGAGATTTGGGATACAACGTAGTGTCAATTTGGGAAAGCGAATATGACAAACTGGTTTGAGCGGGTAATCCGAACAAATATACCCCTCGGAAGGCCAAATCCGCAAGGGTGGCACCCCGTGTTGTGTAAGGTGTGCTCGGATCACGGAAAGAAAGGACCGAGAGCAGCGTTTTTGTTTACCAGCGAGGGTGGATCTTACCACTGCTTCAACTGCGGGCATTCTACCGTCTATGATCCCGACAAGCACCGCAGCATGCCTCGCAAGATGCTCGAGGTGTTTCAAGCATTTGGCATTCCAGACAGTGAATGGCAGCCGGTGCTTTTCTACAATTTGGACCGCGTTATCACGAACGCTGACGGTTCCAAAAAGCAGTATGTCTCGATCGAGCCTGAGCGCGTTGAGTTACCGTCTTTCTTCACCAAACTGACCGACCAAACAGACGACGAGGTTGCGCTGTATGCGATTGAGTGGTTGCGCGACGAGCGTGGGATTGACTGGCGATCGTATCCATTCCACGTTGGGTCGTATGACGGAACGCCTCAGTCAAAGAGATGGTTTGGCAGGCTGATTATACCTGTATTCAAGGATGGACGTCCTGTCTATTATCAGGGTAGAGATTTGACTGGGACTGCTGAGAAGAAATACCTCAGCCCGTCTATTGACCGCGAGCGAGTTATCCACGGTTACGAGTATTTGCACGCAAACATCGATGAGCCGCTTTACATCACAGAAGGGTGGTTCGATGCGTTCCAATTAGGTGGCGTTGCTGTTTTTGGCAATAAATTATACGAACCGCAAATAAAGTGGCTGAACCAATCGCGGAGACAAAAAGTTGTCATTCCTGACCGTTATGGTGATGGTGATGTGCTAGCAAAGCAAGCGATTGATTTAGGGTGGGCTGTCAGTACTCCTGACGCACCTGGCTGCAAAGATATCAGCGATGTTGTGAAAAAGTATGGAATGTTGTACACTTTGAAAACTATCCACGACAACACCGCGGAAGGGTTTGCTGCCTCCACGAATGTTGCTCTATACTGCAAAAAAACAAAATGCCTTTAATTGAAGATACCCCCGAAACAATGCTACGCGCTGACTTGTGGCACACAATGACCGCCGGTGAACTTGCTAAGCAACGGGATTTAATGACGCAGAAAATTACTGCAATTATGAACTTGATGGGTCCTCAAACGTCACCGTCTGTTCTCGCAATGTACAGCGCATTACAGATGGGGATGGCTGACCTGAACAAACTTCTTGAAACGAAAACAACAGCAGAAAAATGACGAAAGCATATACCGCAAAAGATATTCGGGTCCTTAGCGATGCAGAACACGTCCGAATGCGGACGAACGTTTATCTCGGCAATACCAACATCACAACTTACAGCGTCCCTATCCTAACAGGTGAGGAACTGGAAGTCAAACAATTCTCGTTTGTTCCTGCTGCATACCGCGCCGTCGAGGAAATCATCGGCAACGCACTGGACGAGTTCACTCACATCAACCAACGGGTCAAGCACCTAAAAATTGATGCATCGCCAGCAACTGGCAAATTCACAATTTCCGACAATGGAAGAGGAGTTCCAATTGACAAACACGAAACAGGCAAGCACACTCCGGAAGTGGTTTTCGGATCTATGCGATCGGGCCGCAACTTTGATGACACCAATCGCACCGCTGGTGTCATCGGAGTCAACGGTGTTGGCTCTAGTTGTGTTAATTTTTGTTCTTCTGAGTTTGAGGTAACTGTTCACCGCGACGGCAAGAGGTATTACCAGAAGTTCGTTGATGGAGCAAGCAAGGTCTCAACACCAAAGATTGTTGCTGCTACTGGTGACAAGACGGGCACTGAGATTTCGTTCCAGTTGGATCCTGATGTGTTCAAGCACATTGAACTGCCTGAAGAACTGTTCCGCAACCGTGCCATCGAGATTGCAATGACGAACCCTGACGTCACTGTTGAGTACAACGGTGAGAAGTTCAGGTTCAAGAAAGGGATGGCTGAGGTGATTGGCGGGATCGCTGCCGATCGGATGATGTACAAGTTTGACGTCAACACTGACACGGTGATTGGCGAGGTTTACGTGATCCTCGATGGTCACGACAACGACGACGAGCAGATGTACACGTGGGTCAATAACACGTTGCTGTTTGATGGCGGTAAGTGTAACACACAGTTCCTTAATGCTCTGTACGACAAGACGATCAGCCACCTCGAAAAAGAGGCAAAGAAGACGAAGAGTGAAGTGACACGGAACGATGTTCGGCACGGTCTGCTCGTGATGGCTAATCTGAAACTGAAACAGCCTGAGTACGACAGCCAATCGAAGACGCGGTTGACAGGACCTGATATGCGCAAGGATTTTGTTGCGTGTGTCGAAGAGCAGTGGAAGTCGTTCAGCAAGCATGGTGAGAAATGGCTGACGATTGTTCTTGAGCGAGCGATCCTTCGCCATCACCGCACAGAGAACAAGAAGGCGATTGACGAGCACCAGAAGACAATGCGTAAGCGCGTTGAGGGATTGCTTGATGCGACGAGTAAAAACCGTAGCATCTGTCAATTACTGATTACCGAAGGGTTGTCAGCGAAGTCGTCTATCTGTGAGGCTCGCAACCCAGAAACAACTGGTGCTTTTGCTTTGACAGGTAAGATCAACAACGTCTATGATAGCACTCCAGCACAAGTGTTGAAGATGGGTAAGGTAACCGATCTGATGTCTGCTATCGGCCTGACGCCAGGTAAGCGTGTTGACCGCAGTGCGCTAAACTTCGGTAGGATCGTGATCGCAACCGATGCTGACGTTGACGGTGGTGACATCTTCACGCTGCTCGTCAATCTGTTCTACAAGTTCTGGCCAGAGTTGTTTGACAAGAACTATGAGCCTGTCGTATACCGTCTTGTCTCTCCAAACGTTGTTGCCTCTAAAGGCGACAAACGCGTTCACTTTACAACCCGCGCGGACTACGAAAAGGTCAAGGACAAACACAAGGGTTGGTCGATCGAATACATGAAGGGTCTCGGCTCTCTGTCAATGAAGGACTGGGAAATGATCCTTGCGACCGACAGCGCTGTTTACATTCCAATTGTCGACGATGGCAAAATGGGCGAAACAATGAAACTGCTATTCAGTGACGACGCAGATGTGCGGAAGGCGTGGCTCCAGGCATCCGTCTAGTCAGCATATCGCCAGTAGAACCCACACTTATTTATGATAACGCCCTGTTGACGCCAACATAAACATAGGGTATAATATACGGATGACTACTAGAACTTTTTTCACTTCGGATTTACATCTGGGCCACGCAAACATCATCCGGTTCTGTAACCGTCCGTTTGCCACTGTCGAAGAAATGGATGAGACAATCATCAGCAACTGGAACTCCGTTGTTGGTCAACACGACTACGTCTATATCGTCGGCGATGTGTTCTTCCACAACGCTACGAACGCGCTGAAAATCGCCAAGCGACTAAACGGGATCAAGGTCCTGATCTACGGCAACCATGATAAAGTGATCCGCAACAACAAGGAACTGCGCGATCAGTTTTCTGAGACGCACGAATTGTTGGAGCGACGGTTTGTCTCTGGTGACACGAAAGTGACGATCACAATGTGCCACTTTGCTATGAAGGTATGGAACAAATCGCACCACGGTGCTCTGCACCTGTACGGTCATAGCCATGGGTCAATGCCTGATGATGGCACACGATCTATGGACGTTGGGATGGACGCGGTGGGGTTCTATCCAATCTCGCTAGAAGAAGTGATCAACAGGATCGGTAGTCGGCCTCTAGTTGCTCTTGATCACCACACAAACGAGGGTCTGTAATGGTTATTGTTGCTAGTAAATACATCGAGGAGCAGCGCCGCGAGTACTCGCTGTATGTTACATCAGTGATTGAATATATTTGACATCAACGCGGTTCGTAAAGCATTCGGTATAACCACCTATCTTTATTGTTGGAACATACCGCTGGTCTTTGAACGCGTTGATGATATGCTGTTCTTTTACCCACGCATCGTATATTGACATGTGGTGTTCTGCTATAACATCAAGATTGTAAGCGGTGTACCCCCAATGAAAACGATGTTTGACGGATTGTGTTGTTATACCTATTTTATAAAACTCTTCAGTTGGTGACGAGAATCTTATAAGGTATAACACACCAGTTCGGTTTCGTTCTTCTGGATTTTCATCAAAATACCGTGCACAATATCCGCCTTGTTCTGCGAACCAGTTTTGACGACCACATTCAGGACAACCTTCGCCGCGCATGTGTTGGGTTGGACGTTGCATAAAGGGGCCGTGGTCTGGACATATTATTTGCACTTTAGTTTTTGATGTCGTGTAGACTACATAATCATACACGTATCGGTTTTTGTGTATGTCGTTAGATTTGTCTATGAACGTGCTGGTTGTTAGTGTATTTTTTGCATTGCGGGAAATGATACCACACTTTTTACACCCCTGACCCTGTCTGTGACTATATGGTGCTATCAAGAAATCACCGTGAATAGGGCATGTCACAATCACTTTTGTGTGAGCGTTTTGATATTGGGTCTTTTCGTATGTGTATTTGTCGCTGTGTACGGCTTTACATTCCTCAACAAACGACACAGATGCTGCTACACGTTGAGTATCTCCCGATTTGCTTCGAGCGCATGCTGGGCAACCTGATTTGTTGGTTATATGATTGTTCGGCGTTACCCAGAAACTGCCGTGAGTAGGACATATGACCTCTACTTTATTCTTTGTGCCACTATACAACGTGCGACCGTAGTCGTACACGGCGCCGTGTACGGAGATTGCCCGGCGCACAAAATCTTCCGTTGTTATTGTGTTACGTGCCATGTTGTCAAATTCTAATAAATACTATAGACTATACACTGT